CCTCTGTCGTTTCCTCTTTTGTGCATCATCAATCTCGCGACTTTCCTCTATGCGACTGCCTTTCGGCCGTCACTGTCGAAGGATTGCCTGATCAATGGTGATGACATCTGTTTCCCTTGTACTGAGGTGGAGTTCAAGCGGTGGAAGGGGTTTGCGCGTGGTCTTGGTCTTGTGATCTCACCTGGGAAGAGCTACCTTTCTAAGGATTATGCTCTGTTGAACTCCCAGTTGTTTGATTTGAGGAAGAGACGGCGTGTAGGCTACCTGAATCTGAAGCTAGTCCTAGGAACTTCGCTGAAGGGAGGCGGGATCACCTCTGCACGTCAGATCGACATCAGTCGATCCCTAAATGACATGCTCGAATTCGCGCCTTCGTATCGTTGGTGGCCGGTCTCTGACTGGTTGCGACCTTACGCGGCGGTGCTGGTACCTGGCATCAACTGGTTTATCCCCGCTCATCGCGGAGGCCTAGGTCTTGACCCGAGCCTCAGTACGAAAGCGGTGGTGCCTAGTAGATGGCAAAGGAAATTGGCGGGTGCGACTTATATCGACCCGACTCTCTCCTTGTCCTCCGGGATCAAGTCCAGCATTTTTCGATTGGTGGTTGGAGTTATCGGTTCTCCCCGAGCTTGGTCGTCTCGGCGGGAGTGGGCTCATCTGGCCAGCAAGGCAACTAAGCGGCAAGCGGTTTATGAGGCCTGGTTTCGGAGACTGTCGTCTGATTTCACTGCCCTTACGGGAGTGGAAACGACTGTCACGCGTCCGGGACAACTAGTCGCTCGCTGGTTGCGTGCTGCGATCGTCGCAGAGCCCTGTTCAGCGGAATTGTGCTTTGAGCCACCGAGGGACATGTGGTACCCGCTCATCCCTGCGATCGTGCAGAGGGGGTTGGGATTGCGTGTCTTGTAGCCTGTATTCTGACCCTGCGCTGGGGGGTCGTTAAATATTGACCAGAATGGGGTTTGGTCCGTCGAATGTTCCAAAACGTTGGGCGATGCCCGTAAATACTTACGTACCTAAGGTCTGGGCAACCGGACTGGAACGGCGAACGACTGCACGGACAGCTCTGCTTGGGGAGGGCACTAGTTGCTACCCTCGCGAGTGCGGACCAGATGAACAGTCTCCGGATTCATCACCCGGGTATCCCATATTGTGATGAAAGGCAACAAGAGTCAGATCGGAAAGAAAGCAACGACGAAGTCGTCTCCGGCGAAGCAGCAGCCGGCCAAACAACAAGCTGCACCGGTGAAGTCGCAAATCGCGACGTCCATGGCACCGGCGGCCTTTGGGTTCAAGCCTGGAGTCCGTCCGACGACGTTCAGTCGCTCCATGCCGCCTACGCGGAAGGGAGCTTCGGTTCGGTTGACCGGATGTGACTACATTGGGCCTGTTTCGGCCGCCACGACTGCATCGGACTACGAGATCTATGTCAATGCGAACAATGCAACTACCTTTCCTCGGCTTTCGGCTGAGGCGGCGGTTTGGGGCAAGTACGTGTTCAACAAGGTTAAGTTCTACGTTGTGGGCGCGGCAGGGAGTCAGACGCCAGGGGCGATGACATCTTGTCCGGTGTATGAGGCGTCGGTCGCAGCCTTGACAGCGGCGCAGGTTCGGAATAGAGAAGACCAGGTGACCTCCAAGTTCTGGGAGGACCACTCAATGGAATTCGACTGTTCGAAGGCGTCACGACCTTGGTATGTGACTGATGGAGCTGATCTCCTGGGCGTTACTGGGCAGGATTACATTCAAGGGATGTACCACCTTTTTACTGACGCTGTCGCGTCGAACGCTCCCACTGTCGATCTGTGGGTCTGCTACGATTGCGAATTCTGTGAGGCGATGGCCTCCGGAGATCCAGACCTTCAAAGGTTCTGGCAGCGATACAGGAACGTGGGCCTTCCTAGGGAGGTCTTGCTTAAGTGGGCGTCGGAGGCGGAGATCTACCGGCGACGGATGCTGGAGTCAGCGAAGCAGCGCAAGAAGCAGGAGGGAGACTTCCTGGTGGAAGCGTTTGCGGGCGCTGATCTGATCACTGCTCGATTGGGTGGTCATTGTGCCAATGTCGGTGGCACGGAGAGTACGGTACTGGGTGCTACTCTCCCCGTTCTGGATCGTCAGGACGTGTTTTCATCGGTGCGAGTCGTTAACCAAGACAATGCTAGCAGAGGGCCAGCTGAGGCTCTCTCCGAACTTCCCCTGAGACGGGATAGCGCGGAAGACGACAAACGCCGAGACCTACAATGCGGGATTGACAGGATCCGACCCCACGAGTACCTAGGGCCAGCGCACTGCTTGCGGTGTGCGAATCCAGGGTTGTGCCGGGTTGGTGAGAGTCACCAGCGGGACGTATCCGGCAAGGTCTAAG